TTAGCAAGACCGTCAATACCTTGTTCCCTAGCTCCCTTATAAATCTGAGTCAAGTGCTCTTTATCTGTACTAGGCGTCTCAACACCGAATTCAGTATAAAGCGTCTGGGTAACTTGCTGCCATGAACGAGGGTTTCCTAGCGAACTAATTTCCTTGAGTTCTGATTCCAATGAAGCAAGGTTGTTAGTGAATTCTTCATCAAGACTATTTAAGTAATCAATATCCACATTGATGCCTGCGTTCTCAATCTTAATGAGCCCCTCGCTAATCATGCATAAGTTGTCGTGTAACTTGTCTAGTTCTTCAGCGACCAAACGGCCCCTTAACATGGACCACAGGCGAAGGGTGTTGCAGACATCATAAGCATTGTACTCGTCTAAGACCTCACGAGGCATATCCTCAAAGGTGTCATACTGCTTAGTTACCTGCTTCCAGTTAGGACTTCCTAGTAGATCCTGACTAAGCTCGTCTAATGAATGATGTCCGGGCCTTTCATCAAGACAGTAAGACGCTAGCATAGTATCACCGTAGATAGCTCCTTCCATGTTGATAATCAAAAACTGTTGCCACAGAACTCCAACATCAAATTTACCGTTGTGGTAAACTACATTAGCCCTATCTAAAAGCTCAGCTAGTTCGTACCTAACACTGTCATTCTTCAGCGCATCACGTTCTATAATAATAGCATTATCTTCATCTAAAGCGATACCGACACAGATCAAAGTCTCAGGGTGCTGAAAACTGTTGTCCTTCTCTACTGTAGTCTCAATGTCTACAGCGATTTCCCTTCCCTGTGGGACATTGACAAGGGCCCGTTTAGCAGGATACGGTTCGTTATAGACTTCGTAATTGGGTGGATGCCAATTATTGTCGAAGTTCGTCAGCTTATGGACGTCACGTACGAAAGTAGGAAAGTGGTCAGCCGTACGCAATATGGCAGCAGGGTGAATGGTCGGCACCACGGTAACACCATATTTATCAGAAAAACGAGGTTGACCAATCCTGTCTCTAGTGATTTTGGTCTTGTAATTCAAAAATTCTGTGGCTGCTGTATTGCCTGTAGCCAGTACACGTTTAAGGTTTGGCAATGAAGCTATTTCATGCTGGAGTCTGGGCCTGCAGCATTCTACAGCTTTATTAGGTATCTCTGCGTCTTTTCCTGGGGGTCTACATAGGACTGTGTTTGTGGAAAAGACTTGTGAACGGTTCAGACCAGCGTCCTCTAGCGTTGCATCCAGTAATTTACCAGAAGGTCCAATGAATGGTAATCCTTTAGATATCTCTCTGCGTCCAGGTGCCTCCCCTACTACTGCATACTCCGCCCCCTGTGGGCCATCACTGTGGACCGCTTTCTCGTTTTTTAGCGGGCATTGGTCGCACATTGCTCCCATCTGCATGGGGAGCTCTTTACCGGAAACCAATTATTCGCTCCTCTGTAATGAATTTAAACTCGCATTCTAAACATTTCCTTCTTCGTGACCGGATACCGCCCTTTTTCCACGTATCATAGACAAAAGTTTCTATAGAGAGGCATCTGGGGCATGACATTATTTTATTGCCTCTTTAGCTAATGACTCGGCCTCTTTCCTGCACGGATTGCAAGACCTAATGCCAAGGTCAAAGCGTGGAGGGTTATTGACGCATTCTTCTCCGCACAGGGCAAAAAAACTGTCATTAGGACAGATATGTGCTTGGCCTCTAAACCTTCCCATTAGGAAGTTGTAGTGTTCACCAAGCCATTCAGCGCGTTGGTCCGCTCTAGTAGTCATTTAGTCTCCTCGTAGGCCCTATCTAACTTGGACATAATAAGCTTATAACATTCCATACAAAATACTACCTCAGAGTGCTTGACACAGAGCACACATAGATTAGCTTCTAACGCTTCTAACAATGTTTCAGCCTGATCTTGGCTGAGCATGTTATTTTGGGCAAGGTCTGCTACCTTATTGACAATATCTTCTGAATCGTCCATTCTTGACACCTCAATCGTGGAGTGGCCTAGCATGAAGACGGCCATCATTGTCCTTAGAAGTGTAGATCATTTCACGCTGTCTAAGTGTTTCCAAGACAGCTTCCATTTGCTGCGGACGGAACTTACTGGTGCGCATAAGCTCGGTCTTAGTAATCCCTGGTTTGGCGTATATCATATTCATAATTTGGCTAATACGCTTCTCGTCCTCGTCAGAACCGATATTACTGATTAGATCAACTGCGTGTTCGCGCCATTGCTCAATGAAGTAGAAAGCTCTAAAAAGATGGCTGGTATCGACAACTACGTCACCTTTATTACCAGGATCAATAGCTGCTAGGAGCATAGCTACTTTCAGTCCTGAATTAGCAAGCCTAGCCATAACTGGCGTATAAACGTCTTTCTGCGGACTCTCAACTACATCTTCAATCATCCTATACTCAAACTGGTTGTAATAATACCAAGCATCGTCTGTCAATTGCACTTCCCAAATCTTCCTATTACCTTCCTCGTCCCTTGAGTGCCAATAGTATTTATGAAGCTGTATTAGCCTAATAACAAACTTGTTATAAAATGTCTTGTCCTTCTCAGTAGGTGGCCCCATAGGTTTAAGTTTGGTAGTATCAGTCTTTGCTGAAACGAAGCAAAACCGTGGGATAAAACCTGAATTAACATGATTGTACGTAAGGAGTTCTTCCATTCTTGACTTAATTCCACCCCCAAAGAATATGAAGTTAGGATCTCTAATGTCTATATCTTCCTTTCTGAGCATTCTCCTCTGACGTTTGCCATCGTAAAGCTTTGTAAAAGTTTCCAGCATACCTGCGTAATATTCCTTCTTGTTCACCGAGTCTACCAACCCTGTAATTTCGTCCCGCAAGAATAGTGACGGGCGACCAGGACGTGTAGATAGCTGCGTAAGCAGTCCTTCTATCGACCCATCCGTCGCAAGTAATGCATCTTGATCTACTTCTTCCAACATGTCCGTTGCCATATCCATCGCTGTGGACTTCCGTGTAAGAGTAGTATCGCCCAATATCATAAACCATAGGTTGGGACGCATCGTTCCGAAACTCATGGGCAATCGTACTGCTCCCGTCAGCAAAGTAGACAATACAGTAAATATTCCCGCCTGGTGGTACTGCCAAGCCGCATCCGACTGTTTTCTCGCCCAATCTACATACTCCTGGACCATGTCGTAGGTATTAGCAGCCTCATCACGTTGCTTGTCAGTAAGTATAGGGCTAACAAAAGCAGAACTGATTATGTCTACAGGGGAGTCATCTTCACTGCTTTGCTTAGCCTTTTGGATTTCATTCCATAGATCGGACTCTGGACGATTATCTCTAGCATACTTATTACAAGCAGCACTACGACAAACAGCAAAGGTTTCCTTGTCGGAAAATCCTGACTCTATAAGTAGTAGTTCTAACTCCCAAAGTGTACTAGACCAATCCTTAGTTTGTGGCGGATTATGAAATGAGTCAAAGACTCTAGGATTCAGCGTAACCTTGTTTCTTTCTAAGATTTCTTCCGCTGGTTCCAGGTCTTCAATCTCTGGCTTGGGCGTATCAGTACCGCTATAGTTATTAACGTCGATATAATAGGTGCTGCTTAATTTCTCTATAGAATAGCGTTCACCATTAAAATCGGCAATACTTACGCGCTTAGGCTTGTCGTACTTATGGTTGTAAGTATTAGGAACACGAAGACGTCTAGCCAGGTTCCACCCATTTCGGTCTGTAGTGTTTTCGTAAGCAATGGATTTAGCGATAGCCTCGGCTTTTTCTGGATCAGCCTGTTCATCTAGAAGCCAGTAGGCTTGAGTCTTGTCTGGACTAGTTTCTATGACGATTGATGGTGCAAGAGTGAAGTCTTTAGGATCGCACTCATCAACGTCTGCCCAAATATTGCTGCAACCAATGACGTTAGACTTTCTACATTTATTAGAACCTAGAATGTTAGGGCAGAAGTAAACATCATCTTCAACTCCTTTTTGTGCTGCAAACTTTGCAATTTCCTCTCTGTTTGCAGGCCAGCTAAAGTAATGATCACTCCATAATCCCGTGCTAGGGTCTTTAGTAGAAAGGCATACAATACCTTCATCATGCTCAAAAATAACTTGCAAGAAGGCTGCTATTTCATCTTTCATCCTAACCCCGCGTAACTGTGTGCTGGGGGCTCCTGTGGTCGGCCCCACCCTGCCTGTGCTTGTGACAAACTTGCAACAGACAGGGTGAGGCCCTTACCTAGTCAGTAGTTGACTAGCAGCTAGTTGCTAAACCACGTCAGACTTATCTGCTGATTCAGCAGGACGGAACTTACGAACGTCGGCTTGCTCGGCATCATCCTTACGAGGACGAGCGTAAACGTCAAGCTTAAGACCCTCAAGGTCGCCAGCCTCGACGTCAATCTCAGGGTCGTCGTCATTTGCGTCAACCCATCCGGCAGCCTTCAAGATGCCAAGCAGCATAAACGGACTGTAGTCCTTAGCGTTGTGGCCTTCAGCCTGTCCTCCTGCTTCAGCACAAACCTGGCAAGGAAGCATAAGGTTGGTGAACAGCTTACGGCCTTGGTAATCTCCCTCTGCAATGTCAAAGGTGACATTCCAGAATTCATTACCAGGGTGCTTACTGTTGCTTCCAACCTCCCGGCTGTCCACGTCCTCGATGGTACAGGTGTACCATCCCTTAGGAGGGGACTCAAAGCCAGGGTCATCAACACCTGCAAAGTTAACCTTGACCATGTTGCTTATCCTCCATGTAATCCCAAACAGTTTGCATGTTAGGGGACTTAATCGTTTCGGGCAACTTACGTGAACGGTCTTTTGCAACTACAGAGTCAGTAGTAACAGTCTGGACTATACGATCCTCCTTTCCCTGCACGAACATGTACAGGACTTGATTTACGAAGCCAGGAATCTGCTCGCTAACCTTCTTAGTAAGGTATGGGCGGTAGCGTTCCTTCTTCGTCCTTTCGTTCTCTTCTGTCGTAACGTGAGCTGTGAAGATTACGTTCATCTGAAGGTCACGAAACCCGCGCACAAAGCGCCTCATCTGCTCTGTGCTGCGCTGATAAGTAGGCCATCCTGGTACCTCTGGATCAACCCACTCGTCTGTTTCATCCATGATATCAGCCATACCGTGCTGCTGCAACTCAGTCACATTGTCAACAACCACGGTATTATAGCCCGTGCTACCGCGACGGAGTTCTTCATAGATTTTCTGGAGTTCGTGGATATTAGTAGTACGAACCGAGTCTACATGGTAAAGGTCTTTTACTGCCTCTTGACCATCTTCGATATCAAGAAACAGTACAGGACTCATGGAAGAAACTTCCGATGAACTAGCAGCCAAAGTAGTCTTACCTACACCACTAGCTCCATACAACAGACAAGTAAATCTACGCTCAACCTGTGATGCTGATCGCACTGGTTTACCACCAATTTTTTCAAGGTTAGGCATTTATTGTCCTTGAATGTAGAGTTCTGGGTTATCAAGAAAGTCGTACGGATCGCTCTGCTCTAGCCGAGCTAAGCAAGGTTCAAAAAACTTGCACGAGTTACAATTAAACTCATTGGGATTGGGGTAGATGACAGGATCGTTCACCATTTCCCTTGCTTCGGACATGATGATGCTACGCTGTTGCTCAAGTTCAGATTCACTACGAGTTACTGTGCGCCGACGTACATATTCTTTGGGGTTATTCTTAAGGTGGTCAAGGATGTCAGTGTAGTCTTTGGAGTCTAAACCTTCCTGTTCCAACGCTTCACAGTACATATCGTAAGTAGTGTGTTGGTTCTTATCCTTGCTAAGTGAACCATTCTTGTTTACATTGGGACGCTTAGGGTAACCCTTGAAAAGCTGATTATACGTGAAGCCTGCAACATTGTAGCCTTCTTCCCACAAGGCCCAACAGTAAGAGCTTATCTGCGTGTCTACGTCAAGCCATCCTGTCTGTCCGAGCCTGCCAGCCGTTTTATGATCTATAAGATAAATCTCTCCGTGTGAGTCACGTACTATCAGATCAATCTTACCCTCATAAACTACTGAGTCGAAGAGAGGGATTTGGAACTCGTACTCAACATCAATCACCTCAAAGTTATCATTCTTCATGCTATAGTCGGCATAGTAGTTCAGCATGCCAGTGCCTAGCACACGGCGCTCATCAAACTCTTGTTCAGTCTCACTATCTACCATGAAGTGTGGGTTGTCTTCCAGCTCACTAAGCTGACTATCAACAGTTTCTGTAAACGCCTTTAGCATGACAGCATACTTGACTTCATAAGGAAAAGAGAAGCTGTTATACCAAGCCTCAAGACCAGCGTGTATAGCAGTACCAAACTCAAGTGCTTCTATTTCCTTTACAGGTTTATATCCCATACGAATGTCAGAACTAAAATCCCAGAGCTGACGGCACTTACGGTATTTAACACGGTCACTGGTTCTAATTACTGTCAAGTTGCTCATTGAAATAATCTCCCATTTTCTTAGCGTGTATAGATAACTCTTTCTGCATTTTATCAGGATTGTCGCCATGCTCTAAGTACAACTCACAAAATTTTTCAAGAGCATCAAAATAAACATGAGCCATACTAGCTAATCTGTACTTACCAAGACGCCTTTCTTGAATCACAAGCATTAAGGCCGTGAACACATTAAGTATTCCCAACCCAGCAATAACTGCACTCTCAATCATTCAGCACCTCCTTTATCCAATTCCACTTCTGTATCAATTTTTGGTGACGACCCAGGTCTATGGTGTCCTTAGCAATCAGGTCGATAACCTGTACTGCATTTTCCTGACCACTACGGTGTAGACGGTCTTCTGCCTGTTGATTAGTAGCAGGAGACCAATCCCTATCCACAAAAATAACTGTGGAGGACGAGAATAAATCAATCCCTGTACCGCCCGCCTTGATAGTAGCAGCAAAAACCTGAGAGTGGCCGTCTTGGAAATCTTTTATTAACTTAGACCTAGCTTTATGAGGAGTTTGTCCTGTGAGGATGCCATACTCAATTCCTTTTTGGTACAACTCGTTCTGGAGTAAATAAATAAACTGAGCAAACTGCGAGAACACTACAATTTGTTGGTCTGTACTTTCTATAATGTCAAGTGTAGTATTCAGCTTTGTCGAAGGTTTTCCAATCTGCACTTTATCCATATTATCCAAGTAGCCAGTACCAGTAGCAAACTGCTGCAACCTGGTAAGCTGCGCAATAACTACCGGTGCAACCACTGGCTCTTCTTCATCTTCCTTAGTCTTTATCCAAGCTAGCATTTCTTCATGCATTTCGTCATAAGGCTTTCTTTCTTCCTTAGTTAGCTCCACCTCATACTCAGTGTAGTACTTTTCTGGCAACTCAGGCAGCACGTCCAGCTTGTATAGTCTCCTATAAAAAGGTGAAATTTTACTACGCAACTTGTCAGAATTCTTAGGACCTAGAACAATCTTATACCCTAGTGGTTCACCTTGCTCGTCCATTGCATCAATATAAGATACGTAGTTCTCAAAGAAACGCCAATAACTACGCCATTCGTATTCATTCCTATAAAGCCAGAACAAAATCTGCTGCATTTCATCTGGCCTATTGACGATGGGACTCCCGGTTATAGCCAGCTTATACTCAACCTTAGGGTCACGAACTTTCTGCATCCCCTTAGTGCGCTGCGCTCTGCGGTTCTTCATGGAATGCGCTTCGTCCGCTATAACGTGAGTCCATATAAAGTATGACTTATGATCCCCGCGTTGGATATACGGAGAGGCTAGCCATTCTCCTAATAGCCTAGGTCGGCATGCTTCCCAATGAACTACGAAGACATCTGGCTCTACCTCGCCCTCCCGCAATACAAACAGGCTATTACGTTTCTTGGGATTGATGCGCCTAACATTTAGATCGGGACGCATTAGTCTAAAATGCTTGGCCCAAGAATCTACCACTCCTGTAAGAGGTGCTACCACTAGTGTTTTGGGTTTCCTTTGAGAGGTCTGCTCCCTTCTTACGCTATCAAGTCCTATTGCAGACACAGTTTTGCCGCAA